CCAGTGCCTGCTGCACGCGCCGGCGATAGCCCATCAACCAGGAAGGTCGATGCAGTAGTATCGCCCGCCCCCGGTCTGCCGTATTCCCACCGTCGGTGATTTTACCATCCGTATCTGCCAGTGCCATTTCCGCACTCACAAATACGGGCGTACCATCGATACGCCCAAGCTCGCCCGTGACAACTGTCGCCTGGTCCCCGTACTTGTCCCTCGTCACGATGGTATCATCGCTCATCAGGGTGATGTACGTCTGGTAGTCCATGATCCATGCCAGACTTTCCGGGGAGTACCCCTCTGCATCTCCCAGCAGTTTGCGCACAGCGCGCAAGTGCGTGAGCGTAACCGCTGCACCGCCAGCATCCAATCGATTACTGGTGGCTGCCACCAACGGCTGATGGATGATGCCATCATACGCCAGATACTTCGCCGTCGATCCCGGCGTACCGCCATCCAGGTTGATGTTGCCGCTGGTGCTGGTGTCGCCATTCAGCGCCACGTGGTCAATGGCATTCCGCATGGCCCGCTCGGCCTGTTCGCGAAATACCGGGACCAGCCGCGTGATAGCGTCCTCTTCCAGTTCCGAGGACCACATAACCCGCATCGCCAGCTTTTTGGCGCTGAATGTCACTTTGCTGGTTGCTACCTTGGAATCTGGAATGGCCGAGTTGGAGCTATCCAGCGTCAGGGCCGACTCATCCTGTGTCTCCGAGACAAAGTACACCTCGGGATCCGTCGTCTGCACTGGATACTCATAGGGATTGCTCGGCATCTCAATGGTCTGCAGGATATTGGGAATCACGTTGTCGAGACGCGGCTTATCCCATACATCGTCACTCCAAACCGTTGGCACCCACTCGTCACCGTATCCGGTCTGTGTGCTGTAGTTTAGCTCATCGGCCTTGATGGCATTTATCGTCTTCATCGCACCACTCGACAGATGGAGGGTGCCCTTCTGGTGCTCTGCCGCTGCCTTATCGGCAAACTCACGGTAGAACTCCGGGTCTGGGTCGATCTTCATCCGCTGAGACGGCTGCACATTGGTCCCCTCCTGCATCTGCCTCAGGGCTTCAGCAAAGCTGAAGTCGGCTGCCTTCCATTTGCTATAGCGGCTCAGCACCTGAACATTCGATGGCCGTTTCGTCTGCCCGTCGGGATGCTCATGGTCATCGCTGGTGAACCCACCGACTCTGCTGACACCCTTCTGACTGGCCCGATATTCCTGCCGGGCTTGTTGACGGGCACGCTTACGAGCATCTTCGCGAGCACGCTTGCGAGCACCGATACGCTTGTAGGTCGAGCGGTACACACGCTGCATGACGCTTCTACGTAGATCCACGCCCTTGCGGCGCTTCTTCTCATTTTCATCGTCGTTACCGTCCATTGCCATGGGCTCATCTGTCTCCGCTTCGGCAACTTCTTCGACCACCTCGGCGACGACTTCCTCCACATCGGCTTCCACTTCCTGTGCCACCTCGGCGGCTTCGGCTTCATCCATCGGCACGCCTTCTTCCGCGGCCACTTCTTGCACGATGGTCGCCAGTTCCTCTTCAACCACATCATCCAGCATCTGCCGGATACGGTCACGAATGGCCCGCTTGTGGTCTTTCTTTTTCTTTACAGTCATGGGTTTTCGCTCCTGCGCAGTCGGGGTGGTTGGCTGGGCTGCGTCAGGGGATGCAGAAACTACGCCCGACACAGCAGCGTCCCCCGACGATTCATTAACCTTCATCGGGTTTCTTTTGCTCTGTGTGCCGTTCGCATCCGTTTCCGCACCATTACGACCATTGTCGCCTTTGTGCGCTGTAGGAGCTACAGGCTTCTTTTGTACTGTATCATAGCTCAACAGAGATTTCAACTCTGCGAATGCTTTGCTGAGCACAATCGCTTCTGTGCCGTCTGGTTCCGCCGGCGTGAACGTCAGGCTGCCCTCAATCCGCGGCCACACCTTGATGTGCTTTGTCTTCTCATCCACCACGACCGCCTGTGGCAGCGCGCCTGAGCTCCACTGTACCTTGCCCGTTTCCAGCATGGCATCGACTGTGCGTTCTACCAGCGCTGCCTTGCGCGCGATTTCCTCATCGCTCAGATCCAGCAACCCCTTGTTGCGCAGCTGCTGCAAGCGTCGCTCATATTCCTCACGGTCATACCGGCGGGCCTCCACCCAACGCCCGATGTCGTCTTCACTCTCCAACTCAAATATGCCCACCGGCATGTACTTGAACGCCCCATCCAGCGCGGGTTCGATCAACACCGGCTGGCCCTTAATCGTCCAACCCAGTTCCTCACCGAAGTCCGTGTCTTTGCTAAACCACTCTCCGGTTAGATCGGGGTCGTCCTGGCTGGTATATACATTCAGATAGCCGCCAATACGCCGGCCATCCCGCTTGGTTAACTGCCCGCCTTTCACACGGTGCAGCTTTTCAGCATTTGCATTGATAGCGGCCGCATGGTCCCGCGCCGCTGCTTCGGTCGCGTGACACCCGCCGGGCACCACATCCCCGGATGGTTCCACCACGCACCACTGCTCATCTTGCTGCTGTACGTCTACTGGCATGATTAACTCCTCACTGTAACCGGGTTGCCCCGCTCCTCACTGGCCCGGACCTCAATGACCGTGCCGTCCGGGGCGATGATTTCGTATTTGCGCTCACAGCGGCAATTGGGATGGGCCGGCGGTGGTTCTGTCCAGCCATCTCCCCGTGCCTTTTCGTGCAGCGGCCGGCAAATCGGACAGACCCGCTCATCCTCTTTTGTGTACCACTTTTCCACCACACGGGAGCCACGCGTACCCACCTCGCGTGTCACCGCGTCTTCGGCAGCGCTGTTGACCTGTGTGGCGGCCGTCCGGGCGATGGAGATAGCCCGCGATAGCCCAAACAGCGTGGCCGCCCCCAGCAACCCCAGCAGCGCACGACGATCGAGTGGCAACGACGGGGCACGCCGGGCAAGGTCTTGCAAGCTGGCACGCGTGGTCTCGATGAGGCTGTTGACCAGCGGCGGGACAGTCTCAGTCGCCCACTGGTCTGCGAGCTTCTGCAACCGATCTGCACCGATGGCAAACGACAACAGCCCGGCGAACGATTGAGCCGTCTCAATGTACGCGAGCTCCAACTCCTCTTGCAACGTCGCCATGAGGTTGTTGCGCATGTTGTCCAGCACCACAGGCGGCACGTTTGCCAGTTCCCCCTGTGTGAACCCCTGATGATGTAGAGCGTTCACCAAGTCCCCCCGTGCCCGATTCAGCACAGCAGACAGACGCTCTGTCAGGCGACGCTCAAACTGCTGGCGATTGAGCATGTCAGGCATGGTGGTGCCACCGATCCGCATCGTCAAAGATCGTATAAATCTGGTCTGTGTCCTGCGCCACATCTAGCGCACCACAAATCGCCGCGTGCAGAACAGGCGGAATGACATTACTCTCGAACGTCTTAGCCTTTGTCACATCCCCGGCCTTCCACCTGCGCAGCGCCACCGTCTGCCATTTGCGCAGATCCTCACTCATGGGATCGTCAGCATCCAGGAACACAGCCCGCGCGGGAACTGCTGCCGCTTCCCCTTCAATCTGTGGCGGGGTGCGCTCGCGGGATGGGGTCTCCCGTGGAGGCTCCATCTGCCCCGGCAGTGCCGGCTGCCCGAACGGATTGGTCGCTGGTTGGCGCGGCTGCATGGCCCACTCCAACAGCACGCGCTTGTGGACCGGCTCCCCATTGATGAGATAAATGTCCGCTAAATCCTCATCTGGCTGCTCACCCAGCAACTCCTGCGCACGAGTCAGAGGGATAATGCCGTTGCGTAGGTTGGCCCCTACCACGTCCGACTGCAATTGGTCTCCCTCGGTCAGCAGCTCAAAATCGGACGCATCGAAGGCAAACATGTAATGCTCGCTGGTGTCGAAAAACGGCACCGGGCGGGCATTCATGAATAATTCAATCTGTTCCAGGTACGGAACCAACTGCTGCTGCACAAATATGGCCTGTTGCTCTTGCCCCTCTTTGAAGCGCACGATGGAACTATCTCCCACCATGGCCAGCGGCACGCGAAACGCGCGATAGATCTGGCGCGTCAAGGGATCATGCACACTAAATTGTTTCTGCAAGTCCGGATTCTCCATGGCGGTAAAATCCACCGGGATGGATGTGCTGAATGTGTTGAACTGGTTGCCCCGGCCCTTCAGAAAGTGGCCCACCTCGTCAGTCAGTCGCTGCCACTCCCGCTCCGGCATGGCCCGGTCGCCACGCGGGGTCATGAGCATACCGGGGCGGGCGTTGTTGTCAAAAAAATCACCCAGGTAGGTCACCAGACTGCGCAGCACATCTACGCTATCAATGGCGGTTTGCATCAGGGACCCGCCCCGAATGTCATTCAGTGGGTTAAACCCATGTGAGTAGGCAATGTCCCGCGGCTGAAAGCGGATGTAGCCCTCATCCCCGCTATATGTGTAACCAGTGATCTCTCCCTGTTGGATTTCTGGCTCAATCGCCAGCGGGTTCAGCACGCGGTACCCTGCCGGCACCCGCGACGGGTTACGTATGAGCTCAATGTAGATCTCATCGTACAGGATCATACTGTATGCCACGGTCAGCAGAAACGGAGTGTGGTAGTCGTGGTAATGCTGCCGGATGGCCGCGTCAATGGCGTTGCGACTGCGTACATCTTGGCTGCTGGCAACAATCTCATTGTCTGCCGGGTCATGTCCGGGATTGCGATAGATAAAATAGGGGATGCGCGCCATGTTTTGGGCGTACACATCAACCGCGCTACGCACGTCAGGCACCAGCATGTACGCCAGCGCATAGCCGAATTGGTCCCGTGGCAAGCGCCGATTGCGCGCGGCGCGGGACATGCCATCCCACATCCAGCCCATGAGGGTGCCGCCCGTGTAGGACTTCATGCCGTAAGCCTTCCGCGCGTTCATTTGATTAATCCGATCCACCAGTGAATGCGCCATCGCCCCTCCTAAAACTGCATCGCGCGAAATACCGGCCGGTTAATATGCGCGTGCCACGCCAGCGCCAGTGCAATCACGGTATCGTCATGCATCCCAGATGGCGCGCCATAGCGCCATGTCCCGGATGGCAAGCGCTCAATGCCATACGCCTGGAGCTCCCCCAGCAGCACAGGGTTATCGGGGATGCCAATTTCTGCCTGCTCAAATGCCAGCGCCAATCCCTCAATGACCGTCGCCTTGCTGGCGTTGGTGGTGTTGAAACCCTCGACTGGCAGGCCCTCATCTTGCAGCGCCTCGATGTTGGGACCACCGATGCTATTCTGCTCGGCCAATACATATGCCGTATCCCACTGTTCAATAAATGACTGAAGGCGGTCCCGCTGCATCTGCCACCCAATCTGGTGGAAGCGATCAACCCCCACAACGGTCCCCGTTGCAGTATCCACAGCCACCAATACCGTATAATCATCGACACGTCCCCAATCGACACCTACCACCACCGGTCCCTGCGGCTCAGGCAGTGTGTCCATGATGCAAGCCTGGAGGTTGCGAAAGACCGCCCCGCCGTCTTCCAGGAATTCTGCCAGATACTCCTGTGCAAAGGGACGCGCCGGGATTTGCTGGCGGATGGTATCAAATTCAGCACGGGGGATACGGGGGTTATCGTAGCTGG